TTTAAGACTGACCGACGAGGTCAACAATAAAAGAAACAAACCGCAGCATCTTTTCTTGTCGGGGCTCCTTGGTGTATTGTCTCCGATAGATGGGTTTACTCGAGGACCGTTTCCCGTCGAGCATGTAAAAGACCTCGTCGCAGACATTGTTTTTCCAGAAATCGGTAAACTGTTTTGTTTTCTCGTCCATGGAATCTTCCAATGAAAAGATGACGGTCTTGACGGGATAACCAAACTTTTTGAACAATTCAAAATCTTCACACGCTCTTACGTAGTAACAACTGTCGAGGTACGACTTGCACTCGATCACCGCGACAAGGGACTCGTTCCGGTACACATGAACATCCACTTGATGAAGCTTGTAAATAAGATGGTTCTCCGGTACCACCAATTGTTTTTTGTCAAACTTGCCCTTTTTCGCGACCAAGTCGATTTGTAACCGGGAGGCGATTCTTTGAATGATTTTAATGACAAGGTCTTCGATACCCGTTCCTCGACATTCTCGCATCTTTCCGCCTGTAAACTCCCCGTCATTAAGCACACACCAGTCTTCCATGATTTTTTTCAAGTCCGTGGTCGCGTACTGCGCGATTCTCTGTTGATCGCCACAAAACATTTCATGTAGCCCTTGTCCATGGTGGCCTTTTTATTTTTCATTTTTTTTTTCTTATAGAATAGTGTCGTTGTGGTCCCCGGGGTACCATTGAAACAGAGTGGGGTGACCATGTTTTTCCATCCACGCCCACACATTCACTTCCCATGCGAGAACGCCATGGCTCGCCCACACAAAGGGGAGCAACGACGTTGTCACCGCCTCGTAAAAATGGGCAATCGCCTGACGGTCCCCACAGAAAAAACCTCCACAAAACCGCCAGCACACGCGTAGGAAAAGGTCTTTGTCGTCGATGATATGAGAAACATCCCAGCAACCGGGGAGGGTGATTCTTCCGGGAAAGTTGGTGCAGAACCTTGCGTCCAAACGCGACAGGAGACAATCATTCGGGGGAAACAGTCGGGCCAAGCTAAAATCGAACCACGCCAACCTATTCACAGAACGATACTTTTCAAGGTCGAGCGCAGCCGCCACAAATTCCGTCTTGCAGATCTGGAGAACCATATAGTCGATGGAATCTTTTTCGGGGTGGCGACAAACAGGTAGATGCAAACATTTTCCGAGGAGGACCTTGGCGGTGGTTGTCGTCCTGAAATCCGGGAAACGAGTCGAATTGACATCGACCCTGTGTAAATTTTCTTCCTCTACACGCGCACGGATAAGGTGTCCGTGCGTTACATCCGTAAAAACAAGCACATTCACATCCTCGAGACGTGCCATCCGTAAAAAATGTTCCAGACGGCTGTCCCAATCCCTGTCTTCGCTCGTATGAAACGATTCCCCCAGAGGATAATACGACGTCACGAGAAGTGCCATTTTATTTTTTTTTATAAATAAAATCCTTTAAATTTAAGAATAAAACACATCAGCTTCAGGTTCAAGGTGGCGGAGGGCATAGTACACAATGTCGTTCCTGTACTCGTGTGTTTTGAGTGGCTCAAGGGTAACGAGTACGACGGTTTTCTGTGCCTCAAAGTCCAACGCCACCTTGGCGGTATTCGTGAGAAAGTCATCCATCTCGTCGGCATCCTGGTCGTCGTCCAGGATGGAATGATAGACGGAAAATCGAGAGGGGTGAAGCGAACGCAGGTAATTCACCATCCATGTCTTTCCCCAGCTACCGCCACACAGATTGACTATTTTTTTTTTGGTTTTTGGTGTCGAGCCACGTCATAAATTGTTGTTGCCAACCACGGAGCTCGGCATTCGTAAAGGACGACAAGGACATGTTTTTTTCTTTCTCCTCACAAAGTACCGCACACATCATTTTTTTTTTAAACGGACAACACAAGGTCGAGGGAGGCGTAAATACCACGGTCGGGGTCGAATCCTTGTACGGTTCGCTGGTCAAGAGAAAGGCCGAGAAACACCTTTCCCGTATCGAGCAATTGAGAAAATCGGTAGTTTCGGTTATTGGTTGTTTCCATTAGCCAACCCCTCTTGACGCCCTGGTAGGGGACGAGCTGGACAGAATAGAACGACGCGGGTCCTTTCAGGTCGATGAAGACGGTATCGAGATAGCGCTGGTCGTCGGTGCTGATAAAAAAGGATCCGTCGGGGAGGTTGCTGGGCACGACATTAAAGAGTGTCGTACAGCATGTACGGGAGGCTACAATGACATTGGACGAGGCGGCGAGGTAGACGGGACTCTGTACAGGAAACGACATCTTTTGATGAAGAATAGGTATTTCTGTTTCGGTGGACATGTTTGTTTTTTTTTTTGTTGGTAACGGAGAAAAAAATTTCAAGACGCAATGGAAAAAAAACTTGTTTTTCCGGTGGGATAGATGGTAAATGGCACGTCCAAGAACGCGGCGAGCACGGGCTTTTCATGATTGTAGTTGGGGGGGCACCGGCCCAACGTGGTGGGATTGTCCACCGTAATATAGTGAAGACCGTCATACAGACCGTTGGTGCCCTCGACACGTATCGGAATGTTGTAGTTGCCACGCTGTCGCAGATACGACAAGATGTCCATGGTGGGATGAAAGAAAAACACGGGAATGAGGGTATCGTCTACCGAATAAACCTGTGCCCAGTAGAGTATCGGAACCATTTTATATACGGGATAATTTTTTTTTCGTTTAAATCGTATTGTCAAAAAAAAAAATTATTCATTTCTTTTATGTTATTATTTAAGGATTGTGGTGTAGATTATTCAAAAAAAAAAAAATTTGTTACAATAATGAATGAAGAGTCGGAGTATCTTTTTCGGTGTAAAACGACGGACGCGTACATTTTCAAAATTCTCACCGAACTTTTACACAATATTATCAAGACGGCGTGTTTTGAAATATCGGCCAAGAAAATAATTTTACGCATGATGGATTCGAATCGTCGAACCCTCATCGACCTGACCCTTCATGCCGACAACTTTAATCTGTACCATTTTTCTCCTCATATCGAGAACGGTGTTCTCAACATTGGTCTCAATCTGAATCATTTTTATAAAATGCTCAAATCCATCAAGAAAAGGGACCAGCTGTTTCTCTTTATCCAGGAAAATAATGTCAGCGACCTGGGTATCCACATCGTTCCAAGGGACCAGTCCAGGGTGACCAAGGCGTTTGTCAAGATCCAAAACATCCAGAACCTCGAGATTGCGCTTCCGGAGGCGTACGACCATTCTATTCTCGTGGCCTCGAACGAGTTTAGCAAGATGTGCAAGGACATGTTCAGCATGTCCACCTCCATATCCATCACGACCCAAAAGTATTGCATCGGATTTTTGTGTAATGTGGGCTCGGTGTACAGCCGTGAAATCATCCTTGGAGAAACGAACCTTCAATCCGCCAGTGATGCCGAGTCGTATGCCTCCTTTACCGAAGACTATGACACGGAACAGCTCTCACGGATTCTCAAGATTGCGGGACTTCACTCGGGTCTCATCATTAAATCAAAAAAGAATATGCCGTTGCAAATCCACTCCAAGGTGGGTATTTTGGGTGACATGAGCATTTTCATCAAGAGCAAGCGCCAGCTCGACGATGAGAGCTTGCAAAGCATGGAGATTTAAATTTAAACAGAAACTTTCAAGTTGCTGTGAAAATTCCGAAATAATTTTTTTTTTTGAAAAACTTTTCGATAGATAGAAGACAAAAAAAAAATGCCAAAATTTCCCAAGATATTCACCGTCAATCCATCGATGCCCGAGGGATACTACAATTCTGTGGCCATGTCCAACAACGGAAAGTTCCAGACCATCGTCCAGAGAAGACAACCGGACGCCACTTGTGCACAGGGTAACCTCTACGTGTCGTGGAATTTCGGCAACAGTTTTGTGAAACGTCTCGAAAATCTCAATCTAACCGGGGTGGCCATGTCCTCGACGGGCAAGTACCAGACTGCCGTCGTGCAAGGGAACTCCACCACATCGCCTGTGCAGGAGGGGTACATCTACACGTCGTCGGATAACGGCCACACGTGGACAAAGAATACGAGCGCCCCCTCCAATGGATGGTACGGCGTCGCGGTTTCCGGGAACGGTAAATACCAACTCGCGCTCCCCAATTCGTACAAGAGCGCGCCAGACAATGGTTTTCTGTATATTTCCTCGGATTACGGCGAGACGTGGAGTCCCCAAACAGGCCCTGGAGAACAGCTGTGGCTCAATGCAGCGATCAGCGCATCCGGACAGGTGATGGCTGCCGTGGTCTTTGGAACCCTGCCGGACACAAACACCAAAACCACGTCTGCACAAGAAGAAGGAACAGTCCCTTCCCCTGTACTACCCAGTTTTTTCCACCGAGAAACCTTTATCACAAGAAGCAGTGACGAGGCGCTCGCTGGTGCCGTATACCTGTCGAAAGACTATGGACAGACATGGTTCCCCGTTCCCAACCTCTCGGACTTTTTTACATGTGTGGCCATGTCCTCGGATGGCACGTACCTCACGGTCGGTGCCCAGAACTGCTTTTACGCCCCCGCCATTCCCAAGCCGTTGTACACGTCGTCGGACGGTGGTATCAACTGGCTTATTCGCAATACGGACACGGACAATTGGCTGGGTGTGGCCATGTCCGGGGACGGACAGTACCAGTGTGCACTTTCGTACCTACAGGACCCCGAGGCGGTGTCGTCGGGATACGTGTACCAGTCCACCGATTTTGGTGCGACGTGGACAGTGAATAAATCGCTTCCCCAGAACGAGTGGACGTCGACTTCTATTTCAAAAGACGGAAAGACCCAAACGGTCGTGGCCACCAACTGTGGTCACGTGTACCAAAAAACTTGTCGCAAAACGTAACATTCTAGTTTAAGGAGTACGGGTGTAAAGCCTCAAACAATGCTTGATTTTTTGAATCACGTGTATGTGCTAACGCTCAAAAACAAACCCCACGACGCGCTTCGCGAACGCTACGACGCTCTCTTTCCTTCCCGGTACAAGCTGTTTGAGGTAGAGGGGACTCCCAAGAACGCCAACGGCGGTGAGATTGGGTCAAGCGTGTTGAATATTATGCGACACCACGAGGTCGATGCCACTGCGCTCGACATTACAAAGAATCACACGGCCATGATACGAGAGGCTCATACCCAGGGGTATGATAATGTGCTCTTCTTGGAAGACGATGCCCTTTTCACACCGTTGTCGAAAGAAAAGGAAAACAGAGTGAAAGAATGGATGCTGTCGAATAGCCCCAAGTGGGACATTTTTTTCATGGGCTATTGTCCATGGCCTATCCTCTCGTCGTTCATGGTGACACGAGACGTGGTGCGTGTGTTTACCCCGGTATGCGCGCACGCGTACGTGCTGAACCGTAGCGGGATGGAGAAGATGCTCATGTTCCTCGAGGAACCAGGAAACCAGCAACACCACTTTGACAAGATTTTCCAGCTGATTCCCCATTTCCGGAAATACGCCGTCTTTCCCATGGTTAGCTTCCAGGAAGTCGGACCGGCACTCTACGTCAAGGCCATGGACCAGGTCGGTATCACGGTATCTTTTCTCACCATGTGCCGTGGTTTAGAATGGGTGTCTGTTGTCATCCCCGTTATCCTGCTTGCCATCATGGTGTTGTTGCTGATGCGATGTTTTGGAACTCTAAAAAAAAAGTGAGGAGTTTCCAAAAAAAATAAATTCGTCGATAATCAATCTATCCAATCTTTTATTCTTGATGAAACAACAACGAAATAACTTTTTTATTGCGGAAAATAAAACAGGAATGGAAACGATGACGACGGTGCCCACGCATCCCGATTATTTTTATACACGCCCCGAAACTATGCTTGTCAAGCAGAATACAAACCCCCTGTACAAGTTTTTTCGACAAAACCATTTTACCGCGGGAGACTACAAGCAGTTTCTCGAAGCCTGGGAATCGTCCCCGTCTCCACCGTTGGGAAAGCCGCCTCGTGATATGGCGGACATACCGGATATGAAGGGTCTATGGCCAAAGTACAAGGAGGCGTGTGTCCACGACGTGTTTCACACGTTTATGTACATTGCCGAAAAGTTCAAAAAGGGTATCTTTGTACGGCTGGTCAAGGGTACGGAGGGTACCGAGGGTCTCAAGGTCTTTCTCCCGTTTAGCAAGGTCAGTTTCAGCAATGAATGGTCCTCGTTCATTCAGGTCAACAAGAAGAGGTTTGCGTCCGTGGTGGACATGATGCGTAGCGTGGCCGAGCAGGAAGACAAGGTGTTTGTCGAATCGAGGGTGCACAAGGATATCAAGTCGTGGTACGGGAACAATGGTCTGGTTCGCCTCGAGTTTCCCATCTCGGAAGGCGATTCGGGGTGTTGTATGCTCCGGGATATGCTCGATACGCTGGTCAAGGAGCGTCGAGTTCCCAATGCGACGTTTTTTCTCAACAAGAGGGATTTTCCGTTGCTCACGAGAGACGGGTTCGAGT